ACCCCCATACTCTAAAACATTAACATCTTCATTTTTTGTATCTTGTTTATCGTACCAAATTTTTAATAATCTATTATCAAAACTACCATTTACCCCAGGTATTAAAGTTTGAATAAATTCCTGGAATGGGTTTGGTTGTTCACTTCCTAATATAAGTGGATTATTTAAATTAAATAAATCAAAAAGTGGGTTTTTTTCCGTTGTTGTTGTTGAAGTTGTAGAAAATACATTATTATCTGCTAAATTTGCTACCTTAGCAGCAGTTTCATATTTTACTAAACCACCATTAGATAATTGAGAAGTTAAACTGTTATTATCTAAACCCGGAGAAAATGGATTTAATCCTAATAAATTTGAATGTGTTCCTGTGAAATTAACCCCAGCTTGGGCTATTGTTGAAGTTGGTAAATATACACCTTGATTAACAGTACCTCCTGCAGTTCCGGCACCTCGCGAAGCTTCTGTTTTTACAGATGTTCTTGATAAAACATTCTGCTTTGCTATAAATAATAAACCATTAGGTGATTTTAAATCGAAAAACATTTGTGTTAATCGACTTACATCATTAATAGATTTAATAGGAGCCATTAACCCTCCTCGCAAGAGAGAATCAGGGCCCCCAGTATTAAAAATGTTGGAACCATCATCATCATAGTCTGGTATAGGTTTTACAATATAAGGTTGATTACTATAACCTCCTCCAGGTTTATCTGATGCTTGTCCTAAACCAAACTTTAATGACCTTAAATCTGTTTTTAGGTCTATTAAAGCCATATATTATTTATTAAAATGATGTACCTTCAGGTGCGTTATCTCTATAATTATAAATTGGAGTTTCTCCATTTAAATCTAATAGAGATGGGGATGGTTTGTTTGGTACATTAGGATCTCCAATAATTGAATATTCATCATGTAATTTTGATTGATCAAATTGTGGGATTGGTGGAGTTGCTCCATCTAATTCTGATAGAAGAGATCCTCCTGCTGTTAATTTGTTTAATAATGATGTTGCCATAATTTTATATTTTTATTTTATTTTGTTATAAATATTAACCAATTTTAGAGGATGACAATTGTATTGTTTTTCCTACTTTATTACCATCAATAAATACATCTCCTCCTGCTTCTACTATTGAAATTAATTTATCTAATTTAGCTTCTACTCCGGACATCTCTGATTCCTTTTTTTTACTTCCAGCTCCTTCTTCTTCACTACCCCCAAATATTGAACTTAATCCTCCTGATACAGCACCTAATGCTGTTAAAGCTCCTATAATAGGTAATGCAAAAAATCCTGCTAATGATATTGCTGTTAACCCTAAGGCAATAGATCCTAAACTAGCACCTACCGTAAAAAGGGCTGGTGCCGCAGCTGCAAGTGGAAGTAATGATGAGGATAACGTTGTTATATTAGGTGCTAATTTTTCTACAGCAATTCCTAAAGGTAAAAGCGCAAGTCCCAATAACCCTAAACCAAATGCTACAAATGGCATAAATATTGCAGCAGGTACTAATGAAAAAATTCCTAATGCTAAGGCTGCAAAACCTAATCCTGCCATAGGTAATAATGCAACCTTTTCAAAGGTAATAGCATCAAATAATGTAGCAAACCCATCAGCAGCAAATTGAATTCCTTTACCCATCATCATTGCTCCTGCTCCTATTAATGTAAAACTTATACCTAACCCAACACCCATTGCTATTAAAGCTGCTAAACCAATTGCACCTACTCCACTAACCATTGCTGTTCCTAATGCAACCAATGCTGGAATTAAGACTGTTATACCTGCTGCTGCTATATATGAAGCTCCTCCAAATAGTGCTAAACCTACTGATCCAGGAATCATTAATATTCCCGCAAGTGCTAATAAAGATAAGGCTCCTATACCTGAAAAAGTTGATGACATACTATTAAGACCTGTTGATAATGCTGTAAAATTAGCTGTTAATGCTGTTAATGGTACTAATCCTATAAATGCTAAAAATGGAATTGAAGCTACTGCTGGGATAGCAGCTATACCAAATATTCCTAAATTTATAGCACCTTTTCTAACTGGGCCTCTGCCCATAGAACGTAAACCTGCAGCTAAACCTTGTAAGCTTTTTTTAACTCCTGCTCCTCCTGAGCCTGTTTTTCCTAATTTTTTAGATGCATCTGCTGCTTTGTCAGCACCCTTAGTAGGCGTCATAGACTTAGCTGCAGCTTTTAACCTTCCAGTCCCACCACCTTTAACCATTTTTGAAATACCACTAGATAGTTTACCAAAATTTGATAAAGCACTTTTAAAACCACCAGCTACACCTTGTGCTCCTTTTACAAGACTTGGCATTTTTGTAAATAAGGCAACTCCTAGTGCACTATAAATTACTATACTATTTGAAGCAATATCAGCAAATAATCCTACTATAGGAGCTAATGCTTGTTGTAGTTTTGCAATTGCAGTAGCAAATTTTTCTTGAGCATCTACTCGTTTTAAATCTTCTAATGTTGCTTTTTGAGCATCATTTAAAGCACCTTCTGAAAGGCCATTTTGCATTTCTTGAGAAAGTAGCATTCTAGCCATTTCATCTCTGCTCATACCCAACGCCTTAGCTTGTGCTTCTTGTTGGATACGGTTCATTGTACTAAAATTAGCGGATGTAATGCCTTGGTTAGCTAGTTCTTTTGCTACTCCTGCTAAGTCATTATTTAATGCTAATTCTCTTGCTTTTTCTAAGTTAAGACTTCTACCAGTTAATAATTCAGCTTGCATTTCTGCTTCAATAGAAGATTGGAAATCTAATAATGAACTTGCAATTTTATCAACATCACCTAATGACATCCCCAACCCTCTAGCAGCTGCTGCTGCTTCACCTAATTTATCTGGGAATCCGGCATAACTAATAGCAATACCATCAGATACATTAGCTACATCTCGTAATACTTGACCATGAGCTACTGCTGTTTTATTTTGTCTATTTGCGGAATTAATACCACTTATAATGGCTTCATTTTGAGCTTCAATATTACCACCATTTACTTTAGATAAACGTGCTAAATTAGCTGCTTCTTTACCAGCTAACCCCATTTCTTTCGTCATGGAAGCGGCTTCGGATAAATTCTCAGGTGTGAAAACAGCTGCGGCGTTTACACCAAATTCTTTAGTTAAATCACTTGCAGTTTTAATATATTCAGCAGATGTAATTAAACCACCATTAAATTGGTTTAACGATGTGCTCATCGTATTCAGATCTTGACCTGTTTGTTGTTGGAAGTCTGTTGCTACTTTATCTACTTCATTAAAACCTTTTATTAAATTTGTTAAAAGAAATGATGGGTCTGTTAAAGTATTACCTAAACCTTTAAAAGCAGATACCATACCTACACCTAGCACTTGAAGTCTTGATACTTTTTTTCCAGCATCATCTGCCTTAGTTGCGAAGTCTTTCATATCCTTCGCAACTTTGTCTATTCCTATAGCTTGAGCTACACCCCCAAATGATTTTTTAAAGGCGTCAGCAAGTCCACCTGCTATTCCTAGGGATTTATTTATTCTTTTTTGGGATTCTTCTTGTTCTTTTGAGGTTTTAACATTTTTTCCTGCAGTATTAACTAATTGTTTTCCAAAAGCTATACGTTGTGAATCTGCATCGGCCGTTTCTAATGCTACTCTTAAATCTTCTTCTGCAGTATTAAGTTTATCTTGTTCTAATGAAATGGAATTTAAAATTGCTTCTTCCTCTTCTTTGGAAGAATCTACAAGTTGTTGTTTTAATTTATCGATTTTAGATACAGAATCCGTCCTTGCAGAATTAGCATTTACAATATTATCTGCTTCTTCTAGTATTAATTTATTTAAATCTTTATCAGTTCCAAGAATAGAATTTGTAAGAATTAATTGTTCTCTTTTAGCTGCTTCTAAAGTTTTTTCATCTTTTCCGAGTTGCTTGGTGATATCACCTGATTCTCTTAATGAAACTTTATTTTCTTGTGCTGATTTTGTTATACTCTGTGAAAGAGAAAGAAGTGTTTTATCACCCTCACTATTTTTAGATCTAATACCTAATTGATCTCTTAATTCGTCAGTAAGTGATCTAGACTCTTCAGTAAGTTGGGCAGCTTTAGCATTAGCCTCACGTAGTGCTTTTTGGGTAGCATCTAGCTCTTTATTAATATCTTTCTGATTTTCTAAACCGTCCTTACCAATCATGGGGTGTTTTAGTTATAAATATAGGAAGGCATCATTTCTTTGATGCCTTCGCTACATACGTTGGAGATTTCTTTGCTGTTTTTATATGTTGAGGGGCTTCAACCTTACCCTCAGAATTTATAACGGTATTTCCTGGTGAGGATTTACCTTGAGCTTTTTTCATATTTGCTGCCTCTTTATCATAATGCTCTTTCATTTTATTAAATGTAAAATTACGAAGCCAAATAGGCATATTATATACGGTATGCCAATCATACCCTCCATTTCCATGAAACACTATCTCATGGATCTGGGCGAATAATGAAATTCTATATGTTTGCGTCAGGCCAAAAAAACGTGACAGTAATGGGAATCTCAACGTCCTCCCCACCGTCACTCAATTCCACTTGTGTTAATAAATTCACGTCAGGTTGATGTGCTGCTACGTGTTTTCTAAATGCTCTTGCGTCTGATGCTAGGAAGTATGTATCAACAAATTCCCGCACTGTTTTACGTTCAGAATCTCCGTTGACTGATAATATCATCTGTTTCATACGTGTAGACATTGACGGATCTGCATTTTTGTTAATTTTTTTCAATCCTTTAAGTTCAGCTTCTATTGCCATTTCATCTTTATGACATAAAAGTTTATAAGTAATTTCAGTACCCGATGTAGGTAATGTAAAGTTAAATTCATTAACACCTTGACTAATAGAACTTTCATCAAATTCTTTATTTTCTAAAGTACTTAAATCAACTTCAACTTCTTCTCCTTTATACTCAAACTTATAATCTTTACCATATCCTAAAATACGGGCTGCAATCATAATTGCATTTTTATCTCCTACAATAAGATCACTGTAGTTAACTTTAGATACAATTAGTGCTTTTAACAGTTTATCTAAAACTGTTCCATTTTGAATATATGATTGGTTTGAAAGAATATCTTCTTCCTTAGCAGTCATATACTTCATTTCAACTTTACCACTTGATAAGGGGTTGTCTTCGGGGTAAATTAACCCTTTTGAGGGCAAATCAATAGTTTCGGTGGGAAACTTTAATGCATTTTCTTCCATAGTTTTTATTTATTATAACTTTATTACGTTAATACATACTAACGATACAAAAGAGCTTGACATAAGCCAAGCTCTCTTTAAAAATATTTAACAGTTTTTTTAGAAATTTAATACTGCGTAATCTATAGCTAATGTTAAACTAATAGATTGTGCTTGAGCATCTGTATCCCAATTGTATCCATCGAATGTTGCATCTTTAATAAATGCACCTTTTAAAATCCATTCAGAAACTACATCACCAACTGGACCTAATACATTTACTGTAACATCCTTCTTATAGAAATCACTATAACCATCTCTACCTGTTACTGATTCATGGTGTAATCTTACCCACTCCATTACCGCTTGAGCACCTGAAGGTGTAATTGGGTCATAAAGTTTCATTGTTACATCACTCCATGTTGATTTACCTTTAACTTTACGTTGAACGTTAATGTGATTTAAGGTAACTTCTGCTTGCTCGATTTTCACTTCTCCAAACTCTTTAATCATATATGATGGAATTCCATCTACATACATGATAAACCTATTTGCTTGTTTTGGTTCAAATGCTGTGAAAAATATTTCGTTTGGATCTAGTACTGCCATTTTTATTTGTGTTTATTTTTTTTATTCAGTTATAAATATTATATCTTTAAATTCTTACGATGGGAAAGTTGCTCCTGTTGGAAGAATGTTGAAATCTAAGTAAATAAATTCAGCCGTTTTAGTAGGTTGTAAATAAATAGCACCTATTAATTGGTTTCTATCAATAACATCTGGTGTGTTATTAGTAGCATCCATTACTACCTTAAAAGCATATAATCCTTGTCTTTGTTGAACTGATTCTAGGTATGGATTTACTTGGCTTAAGAATTGATTTCTTGTAGCTGCTGTATTTTGTTCAAATACTAAGTTATCAGAAATTTGTGCTATATAAGATTTCAATGCAATTAATAACCTTCTAACATTTACTCTATCTAAAGCACTTGCTTGTGTTTGGAGTGTTTTTTGTCCAAATACTGTAACGCCTTGTCCTGGGAATGTTGCTATTGGGTTTACTTTATTAATATATAAAGTATCTCTATTTGCTTGAGTTAATTTTCTTTCAGCTTGTCTTACTGTTCCTAATCCACCTCTATTAATACCTGCAGGTGCAAACCATGGCTCAGCTACTCTATCAGTATAAGCATAAACTCCTGGAATTAATGCTCCTGCTGGTGCCCATACTAATTGTGCAGTATCTGGATCTGTAATTTGTACCCATGGCCAATATGAAGCTGCATATGAAGTATCTAAACTAGCTGCTGTTGAAGAAGCTGCTGTAATTGTTGATCCATAATTTTCAAGATCAATTACTGTAATTGCATCTCCTCTATTTTCAGTATTTGCTATTAGTGTATTTAATGGTGTTGCATGATCAGCATTAGCATATATTAATCCTGGTGTTGTGATTATATTATAAACATATTCATCCTGATTTGCTAATAAATTAATTGCATCTGTATAATTAGCACCTGTTAATCCCTGAGTGTCATTATTATCAACATTTTGATAAAAATTATCCCCGGCGCCTGTGATTTCTCCTACAGCATCTCCAAATGAACCACTTTGAGCTACTGGAATTGAACCTGTATATGCAGGATTTACATTTCCATTATTATCAAAATAATCTGGGGTTTTAACGTTTACTTCTTTTACTCTTATGTATCTTGAAGCATTTGGATATGAACCTGTTGATTGTAAATATGGATCAGATGAACCTGCTCCTAATAAGTTTGTTGTTGAATCACCAATTACTCGGGCAATATAATTTGATGCTTTTGGATCTAAAGAAACATTAGTAAATGATTCTAGTACTGATTTTGATTTTGTTGTATCACTACCTTGTCTAACGATTACAGTAAATACACCTCTTGCAGTATTTGGTGAAGTAATTTCCCATCTTACGTTATTAGTTGATCCTGATGGTAAAGTTCCTCCTGCTCCTTCTGGTGAAGTACTATTCATTACATCACCTTCAGCTAAAGTTTCTAATGTAAATATATTATTTCCTTCTTGAATATTATCAGCAGCTAATGTTATGGTTAAATCTGTTCCAAGTGGTTCTGATGCACCTAATGATTCGGAAGTAAATGTAAGTATTTCTCCTGAAGCATAATCTGAACCTGTTGAGGTTACTGTGATTGAAGCTAATGATTCTGAGTTAGATAGTACAAATGTAAATTCTGCTCCTGCTCCTACTCCATCAGTTAATGATGCCGTAACACCTGTAACTGTTCCACCTACTGATCCGGATGCATTAAATGCTCCTGTTACATACGTTCCTACTCCTCCATTTAAACCAGTATTACCTTCTACGTTAGATGAAGTAGCTGGACTAAATGATCCTGATGCTACTCTAGTAACAATTAAAGAAGTACCTCCGTTTTGGAAGTAGTTAAATGCTGAAATTGAGGTTAAAAAGCTATATTCATCAGAAGCACTAGAGAAAGTACTACCAAAATTAGCTAAGTACTCACTATAAGTTGTTACTAAAGTTGGAATATTTACTTTACCTAATACTGTAGGGCCTATTATAGCGGCTCCGGCTTGTATAGGTTGGGCTGTAATTTGAGATTGATCGTTTTCTCTCGCTAATACACCTGGTGATAATAATGTTTCTGCCATTTTATGATTGTTTTATGATAAATATATTAAAGTTCTTCAAAATTTTATTTAGTTGGTAAAAACTCACCAGATTCTAAAGAAATGGATCCTTTTCCATACTTTTCTTCTAGTTCTTTAGCTAAAGTTACTTCTTGGGATTGAATATCAGCAAACTGTTGCTTTAAATTATTTTTTGTAAATTCTAAATTCATCATTTGAATTTCGGTTTCCCCTAAAACAACTGTTAGTTGTTGAAAGCGAGATTTTAAATCTTTTAAATTTTTAATTTCTTTTTCTGTTAAAACTTTTTTTTCCATCTTGTTATAAATATTAAATTATTTGTTAAAAATTATTTGATTTTTAGAAATACCATATTTGCCCCATAAAGCTAAACCCTCCTGCTAATGCTATATCAGTTACCTCTATTGTTCCAGAAGAAAGATCGACAGAAAGTGAAGAAGGTTCTGCTGGTGGAGAATAGTACGTAAGTGTAATAAAACAATTAGTTCCTAAAGTTTTACCTGTTAATTCAGTTGAAAACCTTGCAGTTGAAAAACTACCACCACCTGATGCTGTTCCTGAAAATAATAATAACTTAGGGTTTTGTGCTGTTGATGTTGCATTATTAACACTAACAGATGCTGTTACATTTAGTGCTGTTGTTGCTGTTGTTGCTGTTGTTGCTGTTGTTGCTGTTGTTGCGGTTGTTGCGGTTCCAGCATTACCTTCAATATCATTTGCTAATGTTGTTCCACCATTAAAGGCTAACATATTATCTAATATAGATATTTGATCTGTTCCTAAATATATTGTTGAATCTGTTAGATATAAATCTCTCCATTTTTGAGAAGCATTTCCTAAATCGAACTGCCCATCTGATGATGGGAGAAATGTTGTATCTAATTGTAAGTTATTACTACCATCAAAGTCTAATGTAGAAGTACCATCAGTAATAGATGAACCACCACCACCTGAGGAGTTGATAGTAACTGCACCAGTTCCTCCTACAGGGGAAATAGTAACATTTGTTCCTGCTACTATAGATGTAACACCACCACTACCACCGGCTGTAGTTTGAGAAGTACCATCATTAAAATCAATTCGAGAAGCTGATATAGCTCCTGATGAAGAAATATTACCTAATACTTGTAAAGAACTTGAGTATAGCCCTGAAGGTAGTTGGGCTGAACCCGAAACTACACCTGAAGGGAGGTTAGCTACTGTTTGTGCTGAACCCGAAACTACACCTGAAGGGAGGTTAGCTACTGTTTGTGCTGAACCCGAAACTACACCTGAAGGTAATAATGAGGGGATTTGAGCTGAACCCGAAACTACACCTGAAGGGAGGTTAGCTACTGTTTGTGCTGAACCCGAAACTACACCTGAAGGTAATAATGATGGGATTTGAGGAGAACCTGAGACTAAACCTGAAGGCAACCCAACATATTCTGATGCTGTAATAGCGCCAGTTACATCTATATCTCCAGATGCTGTAATGTTTGTAAAAGGTTGGAAGATATTATCTGCTAAAACATAAGAAGATGTTGAAGCTACTCCAAATAAAGATCCGGTTATACCCACACTAGCACTTATAATAGATGCTGTTAAATTGGTTATTGGGGCTTCATTAATATTTAATGAACCTGATATAGTAATATCATATGGTGCTATTCCTGTAAATGCATCTACAGACTGAGTTACATTCCATGCTTCAACAGCATTTCCATCTGTAATGTTATTTTTTGAAAGTGTATTTGCCATTTGTGGTTTTGTTTATAAATATCAAGAATTTTTTATTCTTTCAATAGCTTTAATTATTAATTCAGGATGAATTGATTTAGTACATTCAAACTGTTTTTCTGTGTTTTTGTTTTTGGGACACCATTCCCAATCTCCGGGATCTAATTTTTCTTTATTATAACAACTATTACAGGTATTAAGGTCAGGGGTAAATATTCTTTCGCAATCTTTAAATTCACTAAAGGGTGCGCTAAATCCTGATATTAATATTGTTTTTTTATCTAATGCCCAATTTAACCAACTTAATCCACTACCTATACCTATAAAGAATTCTGCATTCATCATATCATTAGCTCTTTCAGCTAAAGAATAATCTCCAGTTTTATCAATTACCCCTGTTAAAGTACCCCCTAATTTAGAATCATGCCATTCATCCCCTAAAGGTTCTTTAGTAATCATTACAACTTTATAACCTTTACCATTTAAATAATCAATAATAGTTTGCCAACCTCCTGGGGTGTTCCAGTACTTAGCATGAGCAGATCCATGAGGTGCTATGCATACATATTTCCCATCAATTGTGGGGCCATTATTTGTAAATGTTAAATTAGGTTTTAATTCATTATAATCTATACCTAAAATATCTGCACTACATTCTTGTAAACTATATTTTCTAAAATCACTAGGGTTAGTTTCATAATTTATAGTATTATTTTCATTATAATGCCAACCAACTTCGTACATAGCATATAAATCAAATACTTCAGTTCCAGGTTTTATAAATTTTATGTTAGGGTAATTTTCTTCAAACCATTCATTATAAAAAGTAGAAACAATTAAATCGCAATTGTGTTTTTTTCTAAATTCTTCGGCATAAGGAAACCATGCTAAAGTATCACCTATTGCTTTTGAAGCAAAGTGAATGTAAACTTTTTTCCCCTGGGCATTATATGAGTGTTCATATATAATATTTCCACTATCTACATCTTTAACTTTTACTAAATAATTTACAAAATATTGCTTAGTACATTTAGTCCACATATTATTTGTAATTGTGGTTTCATAAACTATTTTCCCATTATCTTGGTTAATAAATTGAACATTAAATTTTCCTTCTTTTTCACCTAAAATTTCTAAAGTAGAATTATTAATAAAATTTAATTTAAATACATAATCTCCAATTTTAGATTTTATGGTTGTTTTCTTTAAGTTATTATATTCTTTAATTAAAACTTCTTTCATAAAAACTGATTGTATATTTTGATAATTTCTTTACTACGATTATACCATGATAATCTATTTGAGGTTTCTAAACATTGATTCTTATAAGATTTCCAATTATTTAATATATCTTTTAACCCTTGATCCATTTTAAATATATCACGTGGGGCTCTCCAACACCCATGCAAATCAACTTCCATCTCCCAATCAGCTATAACAGGCAAACCTGCAGCCATAGCTTCAATCATTGTTAAATTTGGATGACCTGCCTCTAACATAGTGGGGTGGATGAAAATATCGTGGAGGTGAAATAAATTTAATAGTTTATTATTAGGTGTATCAAATACTAAATTTAGTTTAGGATAACTTAACATCCAAAGATGACCATTAAAAAAATTTTTATTATTAGAAGGTCCAGCTATAGTAATTTCTAAATCATTCATCATAGCTAATCCTAAACCATATTCAAATCCTTTTCTATCAAACGTATGATCACCCCCTAAACCATTATTGGCTAACATTAATAATTTTGGATTAGTAGGGAGAGGATGATATGTTTTTTGGTAAAAATCATCAGTGTTTACACCATGAGAAAAATAAACACATTTTGGGTGGTTAAAATAATCAACTAACCAATTAGCAGGCATTAAAGATATTAATGAACCCTCTATGGCTTGTAAATTTTCTTTATATACACGAGATTCTTTACCATAATGTAATACATGGTGATCATGTAATTGGTAAATATAAGGTATACCTCTTTCTTGTAAGCTAATTGCTAAATTAGCTACATGACAATGGACTATATCAAATTCTTCAGGAATAATATCACCAGCCATTTTGTGGATAGAATCATGACCTAATTTAGTTTGATTAATTTCAAATTCCCATATAATTTTTTCAATTGCCCCCCAATCCTTAGGAGGTATATTTAAACCACATGCTGGGTCTACATGACATATTTTCATAGTTTAATATCTCCTTTTATATTAGTTTCACTTATTTTATGGTCTACCAAACTATGGCCTTTTGCTTGGAAAACCAAAGGTTCTTTAAAAAATCCTTTAGGTTCATTTCTAAAATTATTAGTTACCCATAAGTCAAAAGCATCCCATTTTGAATTTTTTATCACAGCATGGACTCTATCAATTTTATTCCCCATAATTAAATAAGAATGTGCATCTGTAAACATACCAGCATCCAGATGGTTTTCATATTCATTAAATACTTCATAATTATGAGCAAAGCTAAAGAAAGTATATTTTTTTTCTTTAGATATTTCAATGGATTTATATAATTTATTTACAAACTCTTCAGTATCAATTAATAACAAAGCATCACATTCGAAAAATAGATATGTTGTATCATCATCTTTAGGACAAGACATTATTGCATCTGTGTGTGCTTTAAAACAACCATAATGTCCATAAGATAATTTATAATAACCTGGTTCTGGTTGTACATCATTAGGTCTATTACAAGTTCCTATAGGAAGTAAATCTGTGTTTGGATTATTTATTACTTGAGTGTATTCTATATCTTTAAATTCACCTAACTTACTAATTGATTCTATTGACCTTTGCTCCCTTTCAGAATTTGGTTGTGATAATAAATGTATTATTTCTACTTTAGGTTTAGGTAATTCTCCTTTCCATCTAAAATGACCATTATTAGATAAATTATTAAAATATTCTTCATCTATAATGAATTCTTTAGTTTCTATAAAATCATCTCCATTAAAAATATTAAATTCTACCCTATAGTTATTTTCAAATTTAATTAAATCCCAAAATGAATATTTTTGATCTATATTTAATTCTCTATCAATAATTAATTCTTCATTTTTATAAACTTTATATTTAACTATTCTACTATCTTTGCTATTAGAAATGTAAAAATAAGGTACAAAATAATTTGGAACGTTTGTAGGTAAAATAGAAAAATATTCTATACGAGAAAAATCTTTATGTAAAAATATTTCTTGTGTTTTCAATTCAAATAAATTTTCTTTTTCTCTATATATTGCTCCTTCATTTTTAAAAATATGATGGAATAAATTTTCTAAACCGTTAGATTCAGAACCATAAACTTCCATTAAATTATCATATTCTTCTCCTGTAGTTATTTTAGGTAATACTCTTAATAGTTCTTTGGGGTTCGCTGAAAAGAAATAAGTGTATAAAGCATCTCCTTCCATAGGGTGATGGTTAGAAAAGTAAAAATTGTTTTTATTTAAAATTTTAGAAATATCTTTTATTCCTTGTTTATCTTTTAAAATATAATCATAATTTAAAAAATGGACTTTAGAATAATTTAATTGAGTAGATAAAGCAGCACCATTATAATAATTAGTGTAAACTGAGGGGCCATGATATACGTCATTATTTTCACCTTTTAAATTAAGATCAACATCATATAAATCACTATTCCAATAAAATTTTTCATAAAATGTATGTTTAGTTAAAATATTATTAGTATCGACAATACAATAATCTGCTTGATCTTGAAGAATTTTAGGAATTGAAATGTGTGAGGTTAATATAACTTTATAACCATTATCTTGTATGGATTTTACGCAGTCTAACGTTGTATTAATAATGCTATCTGTTGATGGGTACGTTGATACTACAAAAACTTCATCGTGTATTAATACATTAAAATTAATATCTAAATTTGATTTAATTAAATTACAATTTTTTTCAAAATTATTAGGTTCTAAGTAATTAATAGATTCAAATTTATCAAAATAATTAAGGTAAACTGGTAGGTTATATAATAATTGAGGTATTCGATATGATAATGCTTCACGAATTACTAAGGGCATTGTTTCCTTATCATTATTAGTACCACGAGATGTAAATAAAAATAAATCCATAGATTGGTAAAAATTATTTACATCCGAACGTTCATTCCACCATGTTAGATTATTAGGTTTATCCCCCATTAAAGGTTCCCAATAATGTTTAAAATTTTCTGCTTGATTTCCTACACAATGAAATTCATACTCAGGTAATGCTTTAGCATATTTAAAAAATTCTTCTTGGTTTTTTCTTGGGGTGAATAAGCCTATGTGTAATATATGTTTTTTTGTAGGATCTAGACCTAATTTTTCTAAGCTTTCTTTTCTATTAGGTCTATCAATATATTCAATTGGGTATTCTACTAAAGATTTTGGTATATCTAAACCTTTATATTGATTTATTTGCCATTGAGAGACAAACATAAATTTATCTGGGAAGAAACGTTTTTGGGATGTATCAAAAGATGAGTCATGAGATGTTTCTACAATAAAATAATCTCTATCTAAAGTATATAATTTTTTAGATACCTCATTATCCATAAAATATTCAGGAATTTCTTCTAAATGAACTATATTAGGTTTTAAATCATTAATAATGTCTAAAAGTTCAAATTTATTTTCTCCTAAAGTATAAAATTTATCAGAATCAACTAAATCTACAAGTTTATCTCTTTGTATAGTAAGAACTCCCCCAGTACAATCCACCCATTCAACAAGATAAATTTCAAAATCTTGCTTTAATAGTTCTATTTTTTTAACTAAATATTGAGGTAGACCTCCTGTAGATAGATGTGGGGCTACATATAGTAGTTTTTTCATATAACTTATTTGGTTTTTGGTAATATAACATCTTATTTTTAATATTCCAATCTTACTTGGTTTTTTTCTTTAAAGAATGTACCAGTGGTGGTTTAGTTGAAATAGTAACATTTTTTAAATCTTCTAAAGTAATATCTACTATTGGTATGTTACTATCTTTTATCTGTTTTGCTATTTTAGGTGTTAATTTTATCATAATTATCCTTCTGGAGAGTATCCTGGGAATACATAAGGTTCACCTTGCACATTTATCCTTAACCATACATCAGGTGTACCTGTAACATTACTGTCAGGTTGATTACCCCATATCATGTTTATCCCTGCTCCACCTTCTGGGTTTTGCATTGTTGGTGGATTAAATGGATCGTCAATTCTTGCGGTATCTGTTCTTGTTTGACCTGTATTATATAAAACATTGGTCGAATTATTTGCTGTAACAAAATCTACTGAAGATACTTGTGTTGTTGAATCAGTTTTAACTAAATAATCTGGGTGATTAACAAAAGCACCACCACTAATACCACTTGTACCATTTATACTAGTACCTGAAGTTCCTGGGACACCTGATGTACCATTTGTTCCATTCTTACCTGATGTTCCATTTGCACCACTTTGTCCTGAAGTTCCGGATGCTCCTGTAGTACCATTTCCTCCATTTACCCCTGAAGTTCCGGATGCACCATTTCGTCCTGAAGTTCCTGCTGCTCCTGAAGTTCCTGAAGCACCATCTATTCCTGAAGTACCATTCGAGCCATTAGTTCCATTTACACCTGAAGCACCATTTGCACCACTTGTACCATTTGCACCATTTGTTCCATTTGTTCCGGAAACACCATTCTTACCACTTGTACCATTTGCTCCTGTTGTACCATTCCCACCGTTAGTACCATTAGTACCTGATACTCCGTTTTTACCGCTTGTACCGTTAGCTCCAGTAGTACCATTTCCTCCATTTACCCCTGAAGTTCCTGATGCTCCGTTTTTACCTGAAGTTCCTGCTGCTCCTGTTGTACCTGAAGTTGCTGCAACACCTGAAGTTCCTGCAGCACCATCTACACCTGAAGTACCATTTGAACCGTTTGTACCATTTACACCTGATGCTCCATTTGCACCACTTGTACCATTTGCACCATTTGTTCCATTTGTTCCTGAGACTCCGTTTTTACCGCTTGTTCCATTAGCACCAGTTGTACCATTCCCACCGTTAGTACCATTAGTACCTGATGCTCCGTTTTTGCCTGAGGTTCCTGCTGCTCCTGTTGTACCATTTGCACCGTTTGTACCTGAAGTTCCTGATGCACCATTTTTACCTGAAGTTCCTGCTGCTCCTGTTGTTCCTGATGTTGCAGCGACACCACTTGTTCCGGCAGCACCATCTATACCTGAAGTACCATTTGAACCATTAGTTCCACTTACTCCTGAAGCACCACTAGCGCCTGAAGTACCAGGATCTCCTGATGTACCATGTGTACCATCTTTTCCAGAGGTACCATTTGTACCATTTTTACCTGAAGTAGCTGCGACACCTGAAGTACCTGCAATACCATTTTTACCATTTGTACCTGCTGAACCATTTGTTCCACTTGTAGCTGATAAACCTGAAGTACCTGCTACTCCCGAAGTTCTATTAGCACCTGAAGAACCAAATGTTCCAGATGTAGTACTTGAACCTGAAGTTCCTGCAACTCCTGAAGTTCTACTATCACCTGAAGTGCCATTAGTACCACTTGTAGCTGATAAACCTGAAGTACCTGCTGCTCCATCTACACCGGAAGTACCATTAGAACCATTTGTTCCACTTACTCCTGAAGCGCCTGAAGCACCTGAAGTACCTGGATCTCCTGAAGTACCGTTAGTACCATCTTTACCTGAAGTACCTGCAACACCTGTTTTACCACTTGTTCCATTATCACCTGATGTACCATTTGTACCATCTTTACCTGAAGTACCATTAGTACCATTTTTACCTGATGTTCCTGCTACTCCTGAAGTACCACTACCTCCATCTACACCTGAAGTTCCTGAAGAACCTGAAGTTCCTGAAACTGCTGAAGCACCATTTGCACCTGCTGTACCATTAGATCCTGAAGAACCTGTTGTTCCTGAAGTACCTGATTTTCCTGAAGTACCTCCTACACCTGAAGTTTTATTATCTCCTGAAGAACCTACTGTTCCTGAAGTATTACTTGAACCTGAAGTCCCTGCTATACCTGAAGTTCTACTAGCACCAGATGAACCAAAGGTTCCAGATGTAGTACTTGAACCTGAAGTTCCGGCTTGTCCTGAAGTTCTACTATTACCAGATGAACCATTTGTTCCGCTTGTAGCTGATAAACCTGAAGTTCCGGATGCTCCATCTATACCTGAAGTACCATTTGAGCCATTTGTTCCGCTTACACCTGAAGCACCTGAAGCGCCTGAAGTTCCAGGATCTCCAGATGTACCATTTGTTCCATCTTTACCTGATGTTCCTGCTACCCCATTTTTACCACTTGTACCTGCAGCACCTGTTGTACCTGAAGTAGCTGCGACACCTGAAGTACCTGCAATACCATTTTTCCCTGAAGTACCTGCTGAACCATTTGTTCCGCTTGTACCTGCTACTCCACTTGTACCTGATCCTCCATCTGTACCACTTGTACCTGCTGAACCATTAGTTCCACTTACACCTGAAGCACCTGAAGCACCTGAAGTACCTGGATCTCCTGAGGTACCTGCTGTACCATCTTTTCCAGAGGTACCATTTGTACCATTTTTGCCTGAAGTTGCAGCAACACCTGAAGTTCCAGCTACACCATTCTTACCTGAGGTACCTGCTGAACCATTTGTTCCGCTTGTACCTGCTACTCCACTTGTACCTGATCCTCCATCTGTACCTGAAGTACCTGCTGAACCTGAAGTACCTGAAACTGCTGAAGCACCATTTGCACCTGCTGTGCCAGAAGTACCTGAAGAGCCTGTTGTACCTGAAGTACCAGATTGACCTGAAGTACCTATTAATCCATTTTTACCTGAAGTTCCTGATGAGCCTGTTGTACCTGATGTTGATGCAACACCACTTGTACCAGAAGCACCATCTATACCTGAAGTTCCTGATGAGCCTGAAGTTCCTGAAACTGCTGAAGCACCATTTGCACCTGCTGTACCTGCTGAACCTGTTGAACCTGAAGTTCCTGAAGTTCCACTTACTCCTGAAGTTCCACTTGCCCCTGTACCTGAAGTTCCTGTTGAACCTGCTGTACCTGAAGTACCTGAAATAGCACTAGTTCCACTAGCTCCATCTATACCACTTGTTCCTGCTGAGCCACTAGTTCCACTAACAGCTGAAGCACCATTTGCTCCTGCCGTACCAGAAGTACCAGATGAACCTGTTGTACCTGAAGTACCAGATTGGCCTGAAGTTCCTACTATGCCATCTTTACCTGAAGTACCACTTGAACCTGTTGTTCCTGAAGTACCACTATCACCTGAGGTTCCTGAAGCTCCATCTATACCACTTGTTCCTGCTGAACCTGAAGTTCCACTTACACCCGAAGCACCTGAAGCACCTGAAGTACCTGTTGATCCTGAAGTTCCTGAAGTTCCACTTACGCCTGAAGTTCCTGATGCTCCTGTACCTGAAGTTCCTGTTGAACCTGCTGTACCTGAAGTACCTGAAATAGCACTAGTTCCACTAGCTCCATCTATACCACTTGTTCCTGCTGAACCTGAAGTACCTGAAACTGCTGAAGCACCATTTGCACCTGCTGTACCTGAAGTACCAGATGAACCTGTTGTACCTGAAGTACCAGCTTTACCTGAAGTTCCTATTATACCATCTTTACCTGAAGTTCCTGAAGAACCTGTTGTTCCTGAAGTACCACTATCACCTGAGGTTCCTGAAGCTCCATCTATACCTGAAGTACCTGATGAGCCTGAAGTTCCTGAAACACCTGATGCTCCACTGTCACCTGAAGTACCTGTTGAACCTGAAGTTCCTGAAGTACCACTTACACCTGAAGTTCCACTTGCTCCTGTACCTGAAGTACCTGTACTACCTGCAGTACCACTTGTACCTGATATAGCACTTGTACCACTTGCTCCATCTATACCTGAGGTTCCGGCTGAACCACTAGTTCCACTTACACCTGAAGCTGCACTAGCTCCTGAAGTACCTGGGAGTCCTGATGTACCTGAAGTACCTGCCGTACCTGATGTATTTCCTTCTCCATTATTTCCTGCAGTACCTGTTGAACCTGATGTTCCTGAAGTACCTGAAGATCCTGATCCTCCATCTATACCTGAAGTACCTGAAGATCCTGTTGTACCTGAAACGGCTGATGCTCCTGATGCTCCTGCTGTACCTGAAGAGCCGGTTGTTCCTGAAGTTCCTGATGAACCTGTTAACCCTGAAGTGCCGCTTGTACCTGAAGTACCACTTGTACCACTTGCTCCATCTATACCACTAGTACCTGCTGAACCAGAAGTTCCAGAAACTGCACTTGCTCCATTATCTCCTTGGGTTCCTGATGAACCTGTTGAACCTGAAGTACCTGATGAACCTGTTAATCCTGAAGTGCCGCTTGTACCTGAAGTACCACTTGTACCTGCAGTACCACTATCTCCATCTATTCCTGATGTTCCTGATGAACCTGAAGTACCACTTATACCTGAAGCTCCACTATCGCCTGAAGTACCACTCGAACCTGTTGTTCCTGAGGTGCCTGATGTGCCTGAAGTACCTGAGGTACCTGCTAAACCACTTGTACCACTTGCTCCTGTACCACTTGTACCAGTTGAGCCTGATGTACCTGAAGTACCATTAGCCCCTGAAGTAGCATTAATTCCTGATGTACCTGAAGTACCTGAAGATCCTGCTGTACCTGAAGATCCTGCTGTACCTGATGTGCCTGAAATTCCTGAGGTACCACTTACACCTGTACCACTTGTACCAGTTGATCCTGAAGTACCTGAAGTACCGCCTTGACCTGAGGTTCCTGAAAATCCTATAGTTCCTGAAGTACCGGTTGTACCTGAAGTTCCTGACGTACCTGAAGTTCCAGATGTACCAGCTTTCCCTGATGTACCACTATCACTTCTACCGCTTGATCCTACGGAGCCACTTGAACCACTTGTACCTGATTTTCCTGATGTACCAAGTGAACCTGAATTACCAGCGGATCCTTCAGTACCAGAAGTGCCTGAAGTGCCATCTAAACCACTTTGTCCAGATTGACCATTTGAACCAAAAGTACCATTTGTACCTGATTTTCCAGAAGTACCTGATGAACCTGTTAAACCTGAAGTACCATTTATACCTGAAGATCCATTTTCTCCTGATGTACCTGATAAACCAGAAGTACCACTTATACCTGAAGAACCTATTTCTCCAGATGTGCCTGATGTACCGGAATCTCCTGAAGTACCACTTGTTCCTGATGATCCTGCAGTACCTGAAGTACCACTTGTTCCTGATCCTCCTCCTGCTCCTGGGAGTGTTCTATATTGAATTTTTTTAGTTGATAGATCGTAAGTAGCTACTGTAAATAAATCTGATCTTTCTGTAAGTGAATCAATAGATAATGGATCTGTTCCATTTATACTAAATGAACCTGTTAATTTTAAATCAGTATTATCATAATCAAATGTAAATTTATTAGAACCACTTAATTCAGTACTACCTGCTGAACCAGAAGCAAATTGGATTTCTGTATCTGAACCACCTGCACTTTCGCCTTCTGGAATAAATATTGTAACTCCTCCATTAGGAAGTGAAGTTACATCAACACCTCCACCTGTAAAAAATAAGGATTGTGCATAATTTACTTGTGAACCAGTATAATATACTTGAACACCTCCTATACCAGGTAAAGTACTTAAATCTATACTTTGAGATAAAGGAGGAGTACTACCAGTAAAGAAAAAGTTAACTACACTACCTGCTAATGAGCTAGAATAAAAAAGTGATGAAAAATTTCCATCTACTTCACTGAATGTTAATTCAGATCCTTTATTTTGTCTTAAAATAATACTCATTCTTCGTTAAAATTTGCAGGGTTTGTATCATTTATTATCTCTGTAGGATCTGGTTGATTATAATTATTGATTTTATTTATATCTGTTGTTGAAATTTCCATGTTAAATATAATCTGTGAACTATCACTATATTTTTTAATAGCAGTTAAATCTTTTTGTATTGTGTCTGGTACTACATACCCATGTAGTTTTAGACTAAAATTTGCTTTTACTAACCTTTCCCCACCGGATGAAATTTCAAGAGGGGTTGCAAAATTATCTACTCTTGCTATAAACTGAAATTGTTCTGGATTTCCCCAATATGCATCTGATGCGTAATTAAACGCTTCAATTAATTTATTTAGTTGCTCAATATAGTACGTAGAGATAATGAAGTCGTACGTTATATTTACATAATCAGGCATGACCACGGCATAGCGTGTTTTTGTTGGGGTAGTATTGTTTAATATGTTAAAATTACTATATGTATTTGCAGGATTATAATTTTTTGTAAAAAGTTGAGCATTATGGGGATTATTAGAATCTAATTTATTAGACAAACTTCTAACTTTTTCTATATTGTTACGTTTAAAAGTAATTAAGGGCATCATTATTTTACCTTTTTGATCCCTATAATAACCATCTTTTTGTACTTGTTTCCACCTTTCAGGATTACCATAAATAACAGGGACTTTTTGTACTACGCCATTTTGTATTACTGTAGGTTTAATTACATTTTCCATGTAATAAAAAATAGATTCATCAATTTCTTTAAATCCTAAAGAAAAGGGTTTCGTAGTATCATTTCTGAAAGAAGATTGTTCACCTCTATTAAACTTAGGCGTTGGGTTTGGATTACCAATTTCAGAAAACCCCATAGCACCCGCAGGTGGAACATAAGGTTCAATCTGGGAATTCATTATCTCTCTTTGAGTTTTTGGTACTGGTATTTTTCCTTTTTCTGCCATTTATATAAATCTTTCTCTTGTAATTCCTACTTTATCTCCAGGCACATAATGAGTGTTACAAATTACCGAAATATTACTTCCAAAATCTTCTAAATTTGGATTCCAATTTCCTGGTTGGTTAGGATAATCTGGGTTTTTACCCATAAAATATTGGTTTGCTATAACATTATCTACTTCATAGTATCCTTCATTATATAATATAATATCCCCAACTTCGGGAACCAACTCTGCTCCATAATTATGATCGGTTGGTGAAAAATTAGCATTGAAATCTTCAGCAGCTGATAATAAATCATCTCTAAGAAATTTAAATTTAGCACCCCAATTAAAATCTGTACCTAAATCTGTTTCAGGATATTCTTGATCACTTCTTTCTATTAAACAATTTAATAAAACAGGACCCATATAATATTTTTCTTCTGCTGCTTCACCATAAAGGTTAACTTTAGTTTCTTCAATTTTATATTTATAAAAGGCACACTGTTGAGTGATTATATCACCCATCAGTTCTCTGTTTACGTGTCTAAATAGACTTATATCTCTTGCACCCCCAAATAATGCCATATCTTATCCTATATAAATTGGAAAGGGAACATTAGATAGCTCTTCTTGAATGAATTTACTTTCTGCTGCTCTTCTTTCTAATAATTTTTCTCTTGATGTTTCTCCTAAATAAGCTCTTAACCTATCAATTAATCTTTCTTTTTCTCCTGTTGCAGCTGTAATTAAATCTGATTGGTTTAATTTTACAGTATCATTAGGAATAGGAACAGTATCATATTTACCTCTTACATACCCTAACATTTCTTTACATAAGGCTAGAGCATATTCAAATATCCAACTTCTACCTACTGAGTTAATTTTATCATAATTAGGGTTAGTATAAGGAACATCATAAATGTTTGCAATAGTACTACTTTCTCCTACTATAAATGAAGCATCTGAACGTTCTGTACCTAGAATATATTCAAAATACATTTCTTTTACAGTCCCATCTGGTATTGGGAATATTCTTAAATGATTATTATGCATTTCAAATGAATAATTAGATCTTCTAATAGTATCACTCATTTCAATTTGCTGAATGACTTGTAAGTCATAATTTAAAGGCATTAATACAAAGTTAATTGCTGGTGAATAATTACCCCAACCAAAACTATCCATCATATTCATTACACCCTCTCCAGTACCAACATAAGGATCAAAAAACTTAACAATTGCTGGTGGGGATTCATAAAATACTCTCATGATTTCTATATCATGTTTTTTGTAATGAGGAATATTTTCTTCTGCCCATTTTTCTAAATCATAATCTTGTATTGATGAGGTTAATTGGACAGATCCTTTATGCCAATCTACATTTCCCCCAGTTCCAGCTTCAACACCATATTGTTCAGCCATCTGAATGATACGACCTAAGTTTGGAACAATTATAGTTTCTTCCATATCTAACTTAGCAGAATTCGCACCTTCTAATGTTAAATAATTATCTCTAACCTTATAAGCATATAATTCATTAGCATACACGGTAACTGCATCTTCTAACGCTGTATAAAAATTATATTTTTGTAGTTCAATATCAACTAAAGGATAGCCTAATCTTTGTGCTGCAAATTTTGAAAATTTGTCTGCATCTACTTGAAACTCAGGATCATTATCATAAAAACCAAAAGGTGTATCTCCTGGGTGGAATGAACTAGATCCGGGCCATATTGGTATATTTGCCATATTTTTTCTTTTATGCGTTATCTGAATTAACTATTACATACTCTACATCTAAACTTGAACTTAATGAATATAAAGCTATGTTTGTTATATCATCCGGAAAAGTGCCATTAAATTCACTTCCAGTTACATCTGGGCTTGAAAACATAAGAGATGATTCTGGTAGGCATTTCATACTCCAATTATCACTATTAGAAGACGTAAAGGAAACTGCTAATGAAGATGATGTATCTAAGTTAGAAATTCTAACATATTTCATACTACTAGAGGGGAATGTACCTGGTCCAGGATCTACACCATTAATATTAATTAAATCTATAGATGTTGTTGGAGGTAGAGTAACAATTCTTCTATCTACATTTGTTATATCTTTTATAGTAAAAAAGGTTTCATTTAAGGTTTTTAAACCTTTAACTATATGTTCTTCCTTAATTTTTATACGAAAAGTTGTTGGTGTAAGTGTGGATGCCATGCTATTTTTATTATAAATATTAGAAATATTGTTTTCAATTTAAAAATTGATAGAAACATTAAGTTTTTATTTTTTAGAACGACCAGAAGTTCCAGAAGATCCTAATTTTAATCCTTGTTCACTTGCATCTTCATAAAGATTAATTAAATCATCTACAATAGGATCTCTATGGTTTTGTAATAATGTAATTGAACACATATTTTTTATTCTTCTAGCTGATTTATATAAAAATCTAAACCCTGATTCTCGTTTTGACTTTAAATCTACTTGATGATCATCACCACATACAATCATTTTACTTCTTAAACCAATTCTTGTAGCAATCATTTCCATTTGATCGTGAGTAACATTCTGAGCTTCATCTACAATTATACATGAATCTAAAAATGTTCTACCTCTCATAAATGCTAAAGGAACTATTTCTATTTTACCATCTTCAATTAATTTTTCAACTTTTACTTTATCAAATAAAGCATACATATTTTGATAGATTGGTTGAATCCAAGGATCCATTTTTTCTCTTAAATCCCCAGGTAAAAAACCAATTTCTTCTTTAGACACTGTAGGTCTAGTGATAATTATTTTTTCATAATGTCTTCTAAGAAGACCATCTAATGCGATTTGTACTGCTAATAAAGTTTTACCTGATCCTGCTCTACCAGCTAATATAGTTAAAGTATGTTTTAATATTTCTTCTTTAGATAATTTTTGTTCTTCATTTAGTGAAATTTTAAATTTAATTGGATTTTTAACTACTCTTTTTTTTCTGAAGACTTCATCTTCATGATGGTTTGAGGTCATACTTTTCATATTTTATTTGTAATAACTTTTTATCAATTATACATATTGAAAAAAAAAGCCCCGCTTGCGCGGGGCTCTTTAAACTAATATTTAGTTTTTAGATTATAGAGTGTTTAAACCACTAACTAAAATCTTACCATAAAATTCTGGACGAACCACTTTCTTAGCGTATCTAGTCAATAGACCTTTACGTGGAGTGAAAGTATCTGGATCGTAAACCATTGGAGTCATGATTAATGGAATATATGGAGCGAATACCGCACCTGCTTCCAAGAATTGACCACCTCTGAATCCCATTAAAATGGTATTTTCAGTCATGTATGGGTTTTTGTAAACTGTGTATCTAGAATTGATAGCACCTGCTTTCTGAACACCAAACGCATAAGTAGCTTTACTTACATCACCATCTGAGTTACTAGCGTATCCTGGGATTGATTCCAAAATAGTAGCTACAGTTGGAGAACATACTAAGAAATTAGCACCACCTCTAAGAGTTTTCTGGTGAATAATGTTACTTAGTTTTTGCATTTTAGTTCCTAAAGTTTGGAACCATTGTCCCTGTGTGTTATAGAAACCAGCAGTGTTAGTAAATGCTGTTGCTGTAGGATTGATTTGCTCGTTATTAATAGCAGACCAATATTCAGTAGAAGCACCTGCAGACTCAATCAACATATCCATGATTTCAAGATCAATCTCTAAAGAGATATACTCACTCATGATTGAAGTTAATTCAGCTTCAGCATCTAGAGAATGGTAAGCATTTAAATCTTGAGCAAATTCTGGAGTCCAGACAGCTTTTAATTTACGTGTTTTAGCAACAATCGCTTCACTTCTCATCTGAACATTAATTTCAGGGATTATGATTGGGTTGTTGTTACCATTCAATGAAGTGTTTCCTTCTTCGAAATCACCTCTATCAGCATCTGTAGTTTGAAGTACATATTCAACTGTTACTGATCCACCATCACCTGTTGGGGCAACTGAACCTGAAGAGATGAAAGATACTGTAGCACCACCTGCGTATTGTGTGAAAGCTGATAATTGAATACCATCTGCACCTGCTACGAATGATCCAGTATGTACTTGGAATGCTCTAACTGCTTCAGTATCTAGGTTACCTAAAGATGCAGTTGTAACTGTAAATTTAACGAATTCACCAGCGGCTGCAGAAGCAGAGTAAGTTGAATCGAAATTTAAATCTGCCCAACTAGCAACTCCTAATGCTGCTTCTGAAGATGTAGTAGCTACAACTAAAGATGAAGTATCGTTGATAGAATAACTAAATCTACCAGCACCATAAAGACCACCTGTAGCACCGTTTCCGAAAGGAGCGTTACCATCTTGATCACCGTACATTGAATCACCTTGAGAGAAAGGAGATTTTGCAGTTCCATATTGGAAATCTAGATAAAATACTAGACCTGATGGTAAGTTCATTGGTTGAACCGAAACGAATTCTTTCGCTGCGATTTGTCCAAATACTTTTCTTACCAATGGAAGAGCTACACCAGCCCATTGTGCACCTGTACCTGGACTAAATGTTCCAGCTCCAGCACCACCGCCTGTGTTTGATTCCTCAGTAACTAATTGCTTAGCCTGATTTTCTAGGATCATAGACATATTGTTTATGTTGGTTTCGCCTTCGATACCTTCTAACAATCCTGTCTTTCCCCACTTGTTGGCTAACCTAGCAGCATCACTTTGTAGTGATTTGTATGGGTTAGCACTTTGTAAAAGAGAATTTAATTGACTCATTTTTTTCGTGTTTTTGTTTTTGTTTTTATTAAAATTAAATTATTCCGGCTAATTTTTTAAATCTACTAACCATTTCATCTGATTCAACAATTGGTTTTTTCTTAGATACTCTTGGAGAACTAGTAGATTTAGAAGCAGATCCTAATACATTTTCGTTTACTTTTTTCTTTTTAGTAACGAGGTTTTCGGAAATAGTAGAATATACTATTTTTGCTTCTTTAACTGTAGTTGCTTTATCAAAAGCGCCTAATACTTTAGCTTTTTGTGCTTCAGTTAAGTTTTTAGATTTAAAGATTTTATTTGCATAAAGAAGCTTAGCGTTCAGTAGGTTTATTTCATTAAGTTCTAATCTTAAAGTAGCAACAGTATTCATTGCTTCTTCTAAATCTTTCTTTAAATCTTCTTTCTCATCCTTCATTCCGTCTTTGTAGCCTTCTTCTTCAGCATCAGTACGTGCATCTTCATCTATTGTTACCTCTTCTTCATCTTCAACATCAATGTCGATTTCTTCACCTTCAGATTCTTCATCTTCAGCTTCAGATCCTTCACCTGCTTCTAACTCACCAGCGGCAACCATATCTTCGATTACATCTTCAATAAATGATTTAAGGTCGTCTTCTGACATATCTTCTAAGTCGATGTCTTCATCGTCCATTCCATCCATGTCTTCTTTTTCGTCTTCCTCACCGTCTAAAAAGCCTTCTTCTTCAGCATCAGTACGTTCGTCCTCTTTCAAGTCCTCTTTTTCGTCCTTCATACCGTCCTTGTAGCCTTCTTCTTCAGCGTCTGTACGAGCATTTTCCTTAAGATCTTCATCTTTTTCTAACTCTGCTAAAATTTCGTCTAAGCTCATGTCATCTTCTTCACGCATTTTTTCAGTTTCTCTTTCGGCTTTATTATCACCGCGATCACCTTTACGCATTACTGGATTTGACATTTTCTCATCCATTTTTTCAGCATCGTCTTTACCTTCATCCATCTCGTCGTAGCCTTCATCTACATCTTCTTTATCCATTTCCTCTATTTTACTAGCGAACATAGATTGAAGTTGTGGAGTAAACGCTTCTTCAAGAGCGACTTTGGCATTTGCAATAGCTGATTCTTTTACAGCTTTAGCATCGGCAATAGCCTCTTGTAAAAATTGTCTGTTCATTTTCCTAAAATTTGTTTTTGGAACTACGTTTATTCAAGAAACGTAATGGGGATTATAATTTGATTGATGTCATATAAGAAATGACATATTATGCTAATACATATGTGGGGGTATTTCAAAATATAAAAAAAAATGTAAAGGAATTAAAAAGCCCGCTTTCGCGGGCTTTAACTTAGGATATTATCCTAAGAGGGGAGGGTTATATAATCGGACATTGTCCGTTGGAGCAAAGTATTTCGGATATAATGGAATTTACTTTTTGGTAATTAGTTTGTTTTGAAAAATCTAAACCTTCACTTACTAAATGCATAAATGAATCTGGGTTAGATGGAGTTGAAACAAAATCCCAACATAATAATTCAAAATCATCTTGAACTTCCATTAATCCACCTACATCCTTAAGTGAACCCATCCCTCGGGATGAAACACCTACTGTAATATTTGATTCAATTAATGCTTTTAAGATATTTCCGGATGGGGTAGGTAGAATTTCTATTTTACCTATTACATTATCTCCATCCCACCACATATCAGCAATGTTGTGTGATACATTTTTTAAATTAATAACAGATGATTCTGGGTGGTCTAATTCTCCCATTGCTCTATGTTCTTTAACAAGAGGAAGATATTTATTTATTTCTCTATCCCACAACTCCCTAGAATAATATCTACCATTTCCATTTTTGATTTCAGCCGTAGCTAAAATCCCTTCAACTAAAGGTAAACCCCTTTCGGATGTTTTACCTTCTGCTAAAAATACAGGATTTGCTTTAAATATATGGGTTTCTGTTAATAAAGTTGACATATTAATCTTCGTTTTGAGTTTCGTCTACTACTTCTTTTTTAGAATAAGATTTACCACACATTTTTTCATATAGTTTTTCTATTCCAGCTTTTTTCTTTTCTAAAAGCTTAATTTCTTTTTGCATTTCCTTCATCTTCTTTTTATCTACTAATTCAGATAAACTTTCATCTTCTGATACCATAGATAATCTTTCATTTTTACTTGAAATTATTTCTTCTAAAGCCTCAATCTGCATTTCTAGTGTAGCAATCCTTCCATTATTTTCAATTTCAGCTAATTTACTATCTGTCGTTTCTTTTTTAACTGATTTTTTCTTAACTTTTATAGGTGCTTTTTCTCCTAATGGCATACTTTCCATTAAATCTACTAATGATATCATTTTATTTTCTTTTAATTCTACATAACCAGTACCAACATCTCCTTTAGGGAAGTCTTTTTTAGTAGCTTCTCCATATCCACCACCTTTACCAGCATCTTTAACCATTTTACCTTTACCTAAACCTGGTAGGTCTTCTTTATATCCAATTCCTTCAATTCCAAATTGAGCATCTTCAACATAAAACAAAGCATTTTTTTCTAAGTTCTTTTGAACTATGTCTTTTAATTCTTGTTCTGTCTTATCTGAATTTTTAGGATTTTTCATTTCTGTATAATAACCACGAAGATATTCTTCAAAATTCATGTTATTAACATTGTCTTCATCCTTATAATCATACCCCGCAGTTTCTAAATCAACAACAGCTTTAGTAGGTTTTTTTTCTACTGATTTAGCTTCTTCAGCTACTAGGTTCATATTTTTATCAAAAATAGCAAACCAATCTGGTGTAGTAGGGCTTTTAGCAGAATTACCTATACCTAATGATATACTTTCTGATATAATATGTCCATGTTTTAAACTAGCTACAGTTTCATTTAATGAAGCTGCATTACGAACCATATTTGGAAACTGTCTTTTAGCAGCCCTTATAAATGATTCTTTATTTCCTTTACCTTCAGAAATTAAATTGTATTGTTCTTGTAATGTTTTCTGTTTCATTCTATTTTTATTTTAATAAGTCTTTTATGTCTTTGATATAATCTAAAACTAAGTCTGTTGGTTTAACTACAGA